TGTTTCCGCCATCGACAAAAAACGTAATGTCATCGTCGTCAGCGACCGCCAACAATGTCATGGCACCCGAGGCGATTCCAGGTGCGCCACTCGCGCGAGTCGTGGCTGTTCCAGACAAGTATTCGCGGATCTGCGTGTTACCGCCGGAATCTATATTGCAGATCCAATAGTCGTCAGACGTACTGTTTCCCCTCAGCACGACCGATAAATTGCGGTCGTCAGAATCAAGTTGAACGAGGACATCCGATTCCCCTGCGTCTACCGTCGCCGCGTCGTTACCGCCGCCGTTTGTAGTGAAAGCGTTCGATATGATTTCCGGGTCGCCAACAATTTCCGTCCACGCTAACCCGCTGCCGCCGCTTTCCTCTGCGCCCGCTCCATCGGTGTTGCCAAGCGTCGAAGAATTTGCACGGTTAAATGAGTCACTAGCTAGTGGTGTAGGTGTCCAGAGGGCATCAGGCACGCGAGCGTAATCGCAGACGACAACCCCATCAAGATTCGCAAGCATTGCGTATAGCGTGGCTGTGGAACCGGTCGCCGTAATGGATTCCAACAGCCACTCCGTGCCGTCTTGCACTAGGTAGTGAGCGCCTGCCGCACGTAGCACAATCGCCAATTTGTATCCTGCGCCGGTCGATAACCCGGCGTGCAATGCTGTCCCTGAGTCGTCGTCGATCTGTCCGTTCGCGGCATTCAGCTGCAATGCGTGCTGGGCAGAATCGGGGTCGACAATCGCAGCAGCGGTATGCCAGCCCAATCCGAATTCTTCCCAGGTGGTGACGTTTATCGATGCTACCAACACAACGCCCGCAGCTCTGCTAATCGCGCCTGATACGATTCCCTGGTCGCCCCATACCGGTGAAGATTGCGCTGGAAAAGTCACGGCTCCGGCCGCGATGGAAAGTTGGCCGTCGGTTTCGACAACGGTCCAACTTCCGGGACCAGGCTCAGCAGTTCGCGGAGAACCAAGCGGCGCGGAATCCGCGGTCGTGAAATCGTCGCGGAGTTGATACGACAAGTCACCGCGCAGGCTATTTACGCCATCATTCCAAACGCCGGCGGTCCAAACTCCAGCGGTCCAAACTCCAGCGGTCCAAACATTGGCCATTTACAAACCCAGTGATCGGCGTGGGACGAGAAAGTAATCCTCAATAGCCACGCCATCGAGCGTGACCTTGACGGCCTTTGGGAAGATCACCCGCACTGTATCGGTGGGATCGGCGGGATCGCCCGGCGGGCCATTGGTCCGGCGGGGCCTGAACAGATCGTCACCTTTGGGCTGTTCGGCGCCGCTGGTGACAGTGTAACCCAGTCGGGCAAGCTGGGCAAAGTCCGTGTCATTAGGCCACCCACGCCGGGCCCGGGCCCCGCTGTTGATGATCGGATACATCAAGGCCGTACCGTCGTTATTGTGGTTCATGCCTAGTCCGTGACCGAATTCGTGAGTCCCTGTTGTGCAACCAAAGACAAGCGACCAGCGGCGATCTGAGTCCCAGGCGCCATCAAGCGTGACATCGCAGCGGCTGACCGCCAACTCATGCCAGGCCAACGTACCGCCGCTGAGCCGGCGAAGAACGGCCCAGAAATCAGTCTTGGCCGGATCAGTGGTGTCACTCGGCGTGATAGCCACGTCAGTCAAGGCGGCAGTCCAGTTGTTGCATATTGCATGCCACACATGGTCAGTTTCCGTGACGTTCAGGCCCGGCAGCGCGCCGAAATCACGGCCGGCTTTCAGGTCGCCCCGGCAGTCGTGGGGCCAATGCGCCGAGTGCTCGGACCCGTGATCCGCGAACCCGCAGCGCGGCAGCGTCATTAGCTCGCGCGTGGCCGGCCCCACGTCGCCATCGGCTACACTTTCAGTTCTGTTGTGGTGCTTCAGAACCAGATCATCAAGCGTGGGCTTCAGCAAAAGCTGATAGCTCTGCACGGCCGATCGTGTGGCCTGATCTTTTATCGTCAGCCGCGCCGTGTTCCCCGAAGCGGACTGGGCCAGCGGTGCCGCCGGATTTGAAAAATGGCCGAACGTATCCAGCACCTTAATCAGTTCTCGATTATCCATTAGAAGCCGCCTTTTGAATTGCACCATTGTTGGTGGGGTCGTTGGCACCGGTCACGATTTTAAGGATCAGCTCGATGATCGTTGGGAAGTCGATCTGATCTCCCGACATGATGCCCCGGATAATCTCTAGAACGACCATCAACCACCGGCGACCGCCGCCATCGAAAATGCCATCTTCGGCCGATCCGGAAGCGGCGGCCAGGCCGGCCGCGATATCTCCCAGGCTGGACTTGTCCAGCTGGTGACCCGCCGTGGCCCGGCGGATCAGCGCTTGATCTACAGCGGCTTGCCAGTCCGCCCAGGCGGCAGCCTGGCCGGTTTGTTGCAGGAATAATTGTTGGGCTACTCGAACGGCCTGACTGGCCTGGGAGTAGGTGCCAGTTTTAGACCTGGCGCCCGCGTACCAGATGCGGGCCAGCTCGACCGCCGTTTCGGGGTCGTTCACTTGCGCGGCGGCGGCCCGGGCAATTTCGGCCAATGCCGGCAGCTCGTCAGGCCCAGGGCCCGTATCGACCGGGCCGGGAATTACTCCGCCGGGCGTGACCACGGGGGTGACCACTTTCAAAGGTGCCAACTTGATCACGCCAGTAGGGCCCACAACCAGGAAGTAGTTGCCGGGCGGTGCACTGACGGCGAAAACCTGCGCGGCTCCCTGGGCGCGGCATTGGCCCAGCGCGGCGCAGGCCGCCAGCAAAAATGAAAAACAGACTACCACCTTGTTGGTGTTGGTCGTCATCGTCACTTTCCCTCTCGTAGTGTTATCAACATCCGCCCACCTTTTACGATTTCGGGGTATCGCCGAATCATATTCTTTCATTTCAGCCGGCCCCCCGCCGACGTTCCAGTTCCTGCACGATGGCCCACGACCCGCGCTCGGCGCCGATCTCCGCCAGGTCGTCAGCCGCCGCCAGTGGTGGGCCCCCGTCAGCGGGGCCGACCGCTGCAGCGGCGTGATTCTTTGTATTTGTTCTTTGTACTAGTTCTGTGTGCATATTTTGCATAGGTGGCCGGCTGTTTTTTGCACCCCCCCGCGCTGATAAAGACTCACCCGGTTGGGGATGGGTACGCAATATCTGCACCCCTAAAACGGAGTATAGGGATGATCGGCCCCGCCGCTGGTTGATCTCGATCAAATTGAAATCGGCCAGCTTGGCTAGGCTGGTTTGAACCGTGCGGCGCGAGAGTCCAGAGATTTTGGCGATGCGGGCTGCAGATGGCCAGCAGTCGCCGGCGGCGCCGGCATGCTTGGCCAGCACTGCGAACACTAAAAACGCGCTGGCGCCTAGCTGTGGGGCCAGGTCGAAGACTCGCGCGCTAATACGGGCGTGAACTTCCATTGGTGTTGCCTGCCGTGTGGGGTAGAAAAGGCCGGGCGAAGGGCGTTGGCACCTATTGGCGCGGTCACCACGAAGTGGGCGCCAGGCGCGGCGGCCCTGCGGCGGCCCTGCGTCAGTTACAAGACCGGGCCTGGCGGCGGGCGCGCAGTAGCCAGCGAACCGGGGCGGCGGGTGCTCGGGCCACTCTAGCCGGTGCCGTGGCCACTCGCCGAAGAGGCCGACCGCGCCCAGCAGTCGCACACTGGGCGGCGGCCGGCTCAACCAGCAGCGCAGAGGCAAGCACAGCGGTCGTCAACACGATAAATGTTCGTGGCATCGGTTTTGTCTCCGTAGGAAGTGTAATCGGCCAGGCCTTACGGGGCGGCCAGCGCCACCCACCGCCCGTGCCTTAAAAATAGAACTACAATGTTTTTTCGGGGCCATCAGACAAATACTCTCGGCCCGCTTCTAAGGGCTTCGCTGGCCCGTCGGCTTGGTATGCCGTATACCACGGCAACAATCGATGCGTTGGAAACATAGCCTCGTCTGGTCCAACAAATCCATAGCTGACGAGGTTCTCGCCGGGTTGTTGCATTTCCTCTAGCGCGGCGGCAACGACTCGGCGGGGGAATCCTTCTGAAGATAGCCGGTTATAGAGATCATTGAGCGCGACATGCTCATCGGTGAAAAAATCGAGAAGTAAACGAGCAATTGCCCGCTTCACGTTATCCATGGGTGCTACCTTTCGTGACGATCTCGCCGGCCCCACCGCGAAAGGTAGAAAGCGGTTGGGGCCGGGCAAGATCCACCCCCCGGGCGCTACCCGGGATCGTGTTTTCTGGATCGCTAATTTGGTCAGCGGGCCACGGAATCATGTTCATAGGGCGTCACTTGGCTCGCTTAAAGCCGCTGCAACTTCATACGTCAGCCGATCGATGGCCATTCTCTGCGCCCCGATCGTACCCCGCTGGTCAGCCAGCGTGAATTCGTAAATTTCCACATTAGCGCGTAGCCGCATCAGATCAGCGACGAGCGACCTATTCTCCTCCCGCAATTCCTCGATCATCGATCGCTGATGGTCTATTACATGTCGTTGGTCGTTTCTCGTTTTCATTTTTCGGGGTGCTTTCTATTTTGACTGTCGGTCAAATCCAAAGGTCATTTCGCCGGGCGTTTCGGGGGCGGCGCCACCCGGGCGCCACCGCCCCGTAAACCCCGTAGTTACACGTCGCCAGTTAGTCCCGTCCGAAAACGCAACCACAGCAATGGTTGATAGACGGTGGGTCCGGTATCTGTTTTCGCGCTCATCAATGAATCGTCAATCGCGATAACAAGTTCTTTATTCACGTCTCGCCCCCTTACGCTGCAAATACTTCGCGGATAATCGCAACCACTGCCGCTGCGTAATCACGCCGAACAGCACCAGGCCGTCCAACAGGCCGGCCCGGAACCGCTTGTCGCCGCGATTGCCAAACACGCTCGCAATTATTTTCTCAACCTGGACCGGCGGCGGGCGGTCAACGTCGTTGTCATCGCCTGGCATAAGTTGGCCCCTTCTCCATATCCATTAAGCAGCGCTGGTAGAAAAGCGTGCGGTGCTTGGTCTGGCGGTAGTAAATCAGGGCACTCCAAACCGGCATGGCATTGACCATGTGTACCAGGATCGCATCGCGTTCACCTTTCTCCAGCCGGCCGTTGAATAAAAACCACCGAGTGCGTACGTCGTCCCGGGCAACTTCGCCCTGGGCATCAGCAACCAGATTTCCAAGATCGGTTTTCACGCGTTTAAGCTCCGTAAATAAGACCAGGCGGTCGGCAATCGCGGGTGCTTCGCGGCATTGTCCACCAGCGCGTTGTCGATGCGCACTAAGGCGGGCGACAGACAGAGTCCGTGACTATGTTTGGCAAGACAGTGGACATCTATGGCGTGGCCACGAATCTCCATAAGATGTGCGCGATGCCGACGGGGCGGTTGAGCGGCCCCAGTGGTCCGCCGGCGCGCGGTCCACAATGCACCGCACCCGCCGCCGGAATACTCTAAACCCAGATCGGCGCCGAATCGCGCATACCAACGGGCCGCCGCCGTAAACACACTGGAACATGCATTAAGCTCAAGCGACCAGGTGATTCGGTAGTATTTCTCTTGGCCAAAGTATATCTCCGACCAGGGCGCGCCCGTAATCGACCAGGTGCCGTTGGCTGATCCATTACTGACTGCGCTGTTTATTGCGTCCAGGTTGGACTCGAACCATTCGGACGTGTATGTTTTTTCGATGGATAGCGCCGGCGGGTTTAAGTGGGCAGTCAAATCCGGCGCCGCGCTAAACGGCACAAAACTGCCGCTGATCCGCGTGATCCAGGTGGGGTCGCTGGCTGGTCCGTGCCTTCTCCGCCGCCGAACGAAGTGTCTCAAATCGCCGGTCGCTGAATAGGTCGCGGTCATCACCCAGACTCTAAGTGAGCCGTCGGCGTTTAAGTCACCCGCCATCGAGGATACCCACGCGTTGTTTGATGTGATCACCGGCGGTCCCCACCAGCTAGCGCTAACATCCGATCGCCCAGGCGTTGGGCGTCAATCCGCTGATAATACTGACGAGTGGTAGCAACGGAGCGGTGGCGAAGTATGGCCGCTAGCTCGGCCTCACTAAGACCGCGCTCCGCCCAGCGCATCGCGAACGAGTGCCGCAGGTCATGTGCACTCGCCGTGCGGCGGGGATCGACTAACACGCCGGCCCGTCGTCCGCAGTCGCTGATCAGTTTCCCGACCCGCATCAATTTGCCTAATCGTCGATCGTGAAAAACTGATCCGACGCGGGCCGCTGGCGGCACGGCACGGAGTAGCGTGGCGAATTCCGGCGCGCAGGGGATCACCTCCCGCACCCGCCGCTTTTGGCTCGCCGGCGCCACCAGCGTGGGCCGGCGGGCATGGTGGCACAGATCCAGGATTCGCCAGTCACCCACGGGCCGGCGGTCCCAGGATAGGGCCAGCAACTCACTTAATCTCAGGCCAGAGGTCCACAGGCCCAACAGAATCCGCCGTACGCCGGCGGACGATGCCATTGCCATCCGCTCAAATTCTTCGGTCAAAAGCGCGCGCGTGCGGCAAGCCGCCGCATCTTGGGAAACGTAGACCCTGATTTGTGCGTGATACCCTAGGGCGGCGGACCACAGGAATACTGCCCGCAGGCGTTTTGAATATGAATTCACGGTCGCCGGCGCCAGGCTATTCCGTAGTTCGGCCTGGCGTTGTGCGACCCACGCCGAAGTGATAACCGCCGGGGTCGGCTCAAAGGCGGCCTGCGCGCTGCGGGCGTGCCGTATGGTAGATTTCGCCAGATCATGCTGTGCCAGGTATGTCTTCCAGCATTGCGGCCAGGCCAAGTGCCGGACTGGTTGCCTATCTTCCAGCTCGATCCGCTTGCGTTGGGCCGCGCGGCGGTTGCTGCCGGCGGCCAGCTGCCGAACGTGGCCGCCGGCGGTGGTCCACCGTAAGACATAATGCTGGCGGCGGGTGATCCATAACAGCTTTACTGTTCCCGTGGCGGCGGGCGGGCATTTAGAATGCGACATAGCGACTACCTTTTGATTTCAGCAAAAGGGGTTGCGTGGGCGGGCCCTGACTAATCCACAGGGCCCGTCTAATTCAAAACCTACATATTCCGTCAGCGCATTGCAAGAACGAAAATAGGGAGGGCGGAAGCCGTGGCTGTCACTAATCCAACAATCTTCGACAGTGAACAACGGACGATAGAAATGGATTATTTTGAGGAGCTACAGATTGTAGCTGCCGGCGGGGCCACCCTAGGCGTGCAGTTAGCTAGCGCGGCTCCCTTCGCCGATTGGGTGCAGTTGTTCGGCAGCGCCGGACCAATGGCCGCCCTGGTCGCCTTTTTTGTGTGGCAAACTTGGCAGCGTGAAAGGCATTGGCGCGACGAGCGTAAAGCGTACCAAGACCAGATCGTCAGGCTCGAAGACAAATTAATAGGAATTCGGGACCAGCGCTAGGACACTTGCAGACTAATGTCGTGTACACACCGTTGCCAATCCGGCGAATAAAGCAAACCGCCATCGGCCGCGTGCACCCCGAATTTTTCGGTTGTACTAAAAACAGGTGTCGCCCGGGTCTCCTTGGCGATCAGCCGGCCATTGAGGTGGTAACACCAGCGGCTATGCCCGCCGCCCAGGTCGTATAGCGCCATAGTTATTCGGTACGTCGTCTCTGTGGCTATTTGTACGGTATTGCTATTGGTGACCGGCCCGTCACCTGCGCGCATCCAAATCAAACTGTACGGTATTCCGAACGGTACAGTTGGCGTGGTGTAGGTCGCGGCGATTTCGTTGTCGCCCCAAAAAGAAGCGTCGAATCTACCAAGGACTATTCCCCAGACGCTGCTCTCAATCGTCGTCTGACTCACGTGGGCCTCAAGAATTATTTCGGACCACGTCGAAAGATCCGCCGTCCGCCGAAAATAGTTATCTGTCGTCGATACTTTGACGCCGCTGCTCAATTCACGGAACTGCAATTCGCCGGAATCCGTGCGGGCCTCTCTTTTGGAACCCGTGTCAAACGACCAGCCGGCGTCCAGCGCGCTGCTGAAATCATTGAAGTAGGTCGAGCCGTCGGGCGCGCTGTAAAAACATTCACAACAACTACAGCCGCCGGCGTTGTGTTTCTTCGGCATCGAAACTAGCAATCTTCCCAAATGGCCCAATAGCTGCCGGTTAATAAATCCTGGGAAACCATAACGTAACTGTTCGCCGCAACAGCGCCCTCCGAGAGGTTGCGGCACGTTCGGGTGACGGGCGTGGCGTTGCTGTCGAGTTTTTCCGACAGATCGCCTGCGGTGTTCAGAACGTAGAGTGTGACGGGTCCGGTGCCAGGCGTATCGCTACTCCGCGCGGTCACGCCGGCGGGCCCTGTTTTGCCTATGTACATCTTCGACGATGCGACGCTGCCGCTCGGCCGATATGGGGCATCGACCAATACGCGCCTGACAACCGATTCGATTATTCGCCGCGCGCCAGCGCTGTAGATTTCAGCGGTCATGATTAGGCCACGGTTTGACCAGACGCGTAAAGACGTAAATCAATCTGGTTGCTGGCAGCGCCGACGCCTATGATCGTGCCGTTCCAGCCGGCGGCCTGGTCGCCGGCAAGCGTGATGGCGCCGGGCGTGTCGCTTAGAACATATGTCTTGCCTTCGGCCGCTGACCCGCCAACGTCATATAGACCATTTTCGGCTACTAATCCGTAATCAGCATCAGCCCCATTGGTAAGTGCAATCACGATACCGTCAGCGCCGGCCGTGGTAGTCGTGTTATTGGCGTCGGCCAGTTTGTACTTACTGTCGGCGTTGTCCAGGTAAAGCACTTGGCCGGCTGTGATCGTGGCACCAAACTGCACCCGCTTAATTTTGGTGGCTGATCCGGAATGCACGTTAGCGGCTGTGATCGTAATGTCATTGGCGGCCATATAAATAACCTATAAAGTCTCAGGCAGGGAAAACTTGGCGTTGAAATCGACCGGCGGGTAAACCTCGAACGGATCACCGGCCGAGTCAGTGCCGGCGCCGTCAAAATAAATCACCACGGGGTCACTACTGCGGGCCCGTTGTGTGCCGTCCGCCTCCAGTGCGCCACGGCCGTCGCCGGAATACTGCAGACCCAGATCGTCGGCGAATCGCGTATAGGTGCCGGTCAGGCCGCCCACCCAATGCGCTGGCCCTACGTTGGCTGGTTTTAGGTGCCAGGTGTCCGTATTAAGCTCAATCGACCAGGTGATTCTGTAGTATTTCTCCTGCCCGAAGAAGAGCTGCGACCAGGGCGCGCCGGTAATCTTCCAAGTGTCTGCCGAATGGTACATCCAGATCAAATCGTTAACCGCGCTGTTGCTGACTGCGATGTTTATTGAGTCCAGGTTGGCCTCGAACCATTCGGCCGTGTATGTTTTCTCGATCGACAATGTTGGCCGGTTCTTGTCCTTTGTCAGACCTTCAAACAAATCCTTTGCGGCGTTGACGACAGGATCGCCGTGGCGGTCGCGGCTGACCGCCTCCTGAAACGGAACAAAACTGCCGCTGATTCGCGTGATAGTGGTGGGGTCGTTGGTGCCTTCTCCACCGCCAAACAAAGTCTGATCCGGGCGCAATACGCCGGCCGACGAATAGGTTACGGTCATCACCCAAACCTTAAGTGAGCCGTCTTCGCTCAGGTAGTCGCAACTCGCGGCCGATCGATAGGCGCCTGGATCGGCTTCCAGACCGCCGCCGAATTCATAGCTAGATCCGTATGCTGGCGACAGAATGTCGGTCAGGATCGTTAGCGGCCCATCGCTGCGATTATCGGTGCGGACTGTGTAATCGACGTTCCACTGGCGGTTGCCGTCGCGATCGAACCCGCCCCGCGCGCTGCGCTCTGATACTTTAATCACACTCATGGTTGCGGCACCCCGGCGGATAGGCCCACTTCCGTGATCCCCAGCACGTTGCTTACGGGCGTGGCGGATCGGGTGTTTTTTTCGATTCTCGTCAGAATGCTGATTTCCTTGCCACGGCCGGCTTTTAGTTTCTCTTCAAATGAAATAGCGGCAGTACTCCCGCGCAGAAGTGCCGTGTTAGCCGCCGTCGGCTGAACTAGTTGCCGCCGGCGCTCGCGCTCGGCCTTCTCAAACTCGACCTCGAATGGATCACGGCCGGCGGGGTCGTCTTGTTCGATCATACGCGAGACCTCCTGTTCAAATGGATCGGGGCCCGGTGCAGCGCGTAGCGTATCGGTCAGCTTAATGAATTCCTTAAGGCCGTCCGACATGTCATCCACAGACTCGGTTACCCGATCGGCGGCGGTGGTCGCTGTCTCGCCAAATTCTCCCCACAATCCCACGGCCCCCCTAAGCGCATCGCCGGCCTGTTTGCCAATGACCGTATCCAACACCTGGCGGCTGCCGAATTTGCCCATAATGTTCGCGAAGACAGACAGGTCTACGCCGGCAGCATCGACCGCGCCGGCTAAGGCGTTGGTTTCCTCGACCGCGCCGGCGAGAAACGATTCTTGCAACCCTTGTCCACGCTTGCCAAAGTTGCTCAGGGTATCGTTGAAGTCTTGAAGCCGGGCAATGTCGCCTTCATCCATCGCCAGGCCTAATCGCTCGACCTCTTCTCTGAATGGTGTTATTCCGGAATCTCTCAGCGCATCGAACACGCGCACCAGGTCGCGGCCTTCGGCCTCGAAAATTTTCGCGGTTGCCGACACTTGGGCTTCGCGGGTGCCTAGATCACCTATCGCCCGGGCAATTTCCACCATCCGTTCCTCGACCGGCAGGCCCAGGAACTTATCCATGTCGATCGACAACATCTCAAAGCCGACCCGCGCTTCCCCCGTGTTGTTTACCGTATCTCCAGTCACGCGCGCCAGGCGCTTCAGCATGTTCTGAAGTTTGTCGGCGCCGATCCCCGCCCGGTCGCTGGCGATTTCGAGCGCCCGTAGCTCGTTTACCTCAATTCCGACCGTGGCGGCCAGCTTGAATTCCTTATCCAGATCGCGCAGCGTATCGGACAAGCCCCGCGCGAAGCGGGCCGTCAGTTTCGCAGCGCCGGCGGCGGCGGCCAGGCCGGCGGTCCACTTGGTCATAGAACTTAGATTGATCCCGAAGGCCTGGCCCAGCGCATTAAGTCCGCCTGTTTGCCGGTCGACAGCGGTCGCCATCGGAACGAAGGCGTCACGCGTCTTCTTGAGGGCCGCCTGATACTGTGGGAGAGTTATCAACCGCTTCTGGTAGAGCTGTTCGAGGCCACGTTCGGCGGCGGCCAGCTGGTCGGCCGGCTTCTGGGTGTCCAGCATCACCCGCTTCGCCAAAGCCAGTTCGCGGCGGGTGCCTTTGACGCCCGTCGTGAAGTCGCCAGTATCACTGACGATCTTATAAACCAGCTTATCGATCACGGTAGTCACAACAGGGCCCCCAGGTCGAGATCGATTTCGCCCGGTACGATCGGGGCCGGCTGTTCCCAGGCGAATTTGCCGATGTAATCATCCGGGTTGCGGTATTCTGCGGCGGGGATCTCGACCCCGGCGGCGGCCAGCGTGCGCAGGCCTAGGTTGTAAATCTCAGCGGCTAGCGTGGCATGCCTTTGCAGCTCTGATCCCAGATTGTCGATCATTGCAGTCGCCACTAGTATCCTCAGCTCAGCCGGCGGCATGCCTTCTAATTCAGCTGCCGTCTTTCCCATCGCGATAGACAGCCGGGCCTTAACTAGTTCTAGGGGCCGCTCTCGGAGTTTTTTACCGTTTCCTCGATTGCCGCCATGTCGGGATCAGTATCCCACCCGCTAAGCTTGCGGCAGGCACCCCTGATCTGCTCCATTGCCTCGTTGTCAAAACCATCAAAACATCCGCCGATGGCCTCTTGGTCGGAGAATAGCCGCTGGTTGTCGCTGTCCACTAGCATTTTTGCGGCCAGCAGGTCGCCCGTCCGGGAGCCGCGATCGGCGCGCTGTTCGTACGGGCCGTCCAGCAGGTAGACACGGACTTGCCGAACGTCTTCAACAAGTGGCGTTTGCAGTCGTGCGCGGCCGGCCTTAGTCGACACTAGGTGGAACCGCCGTGGTGCCGGGCTTAGCATCCTTTCGCGGCTGAGTAATCCGTTGGTCTCTTGCATCCGTCACCTGGTCGATCATTTGTTCTCGTTTAGTGTCGTTGAAAATCTCGAATTCCGCGGTGCCGTTGAATCCAGTGCCAGCCGCGTGGCCAATGTAGCCGATCTGGCATTTACGATACCCCAGATCGGCCACGACGATCCACTGTGGGTGCTCCACCTCCAGTGGGCCGGCTTCCGTGCGCGTGACCCCAATATGGGGCCGTAGTTCGATTGTCACTTTCTCGACCATGGCATCTCTCTTGGGCCTCGATGGCATGTTAGGTCGCGATAGTTAATGCCGGCGGGGTGGTGCCGTCCCACTTCACGCGCACTTCTGCAATGCGCGCCTCGCTTGTGTTGAAGTTGAAGCCGCCCCGGCTCTTGACGTAGCCGGTGCCGGCCACGATCCGCGCCGTGGTCTCGCCGGTCTCTAACTTGGCGGTGATCGTGACTGTCTCGGCCGATTCGAGGGCCGGCAGTTGTTCGCTATTGACCACATGAATTCTAAGTGTGACTTCACCGTAGTCGATCAGATCCTCCGGAAGAAACAACTTACAGCTGCTCGACAGATCGGATATTTCTACGTCGCCGCGCGTTTCGCTGTGCATCGTAATACCGACAAGCTTTGGGGCCAGGGCGCTGTTGGTGCTGCCGGAGAATGCCACGGTCGCACCGTGGCCCGTTTTGGGTGTCGTTGTGGCCGCCATTTATCGATCCTTTCTAGTTTGCGGGTATACACGGCCAGGCCGGTGGTTGGCCGTAGGCTAAGCGGTGCCTTCTCCAGCAGCAATGTGGCTCTCACCCTCTGTGCCGGCCGGTTGCGTGACTGGGAGATCCTTGGCGTTGTATAAGATCGCGATCGCGCTTTCAGCGCAGGCGTTGCTTGCGTCCTTATCCATAACCAGGCGTACGAATTGTTCGCCGGCATCATGCACGGTAATGTATTTTATCTCATCGTCATCGTCAGCTGCGATGGTGACCGCTGTACCCGCCATATCGGCAGCGCCGGCCATCCCAGTAACCGTGTCTCTCTGCACCTTCACACTTGTTACGGCACCGGCGGCGATCGTGGCCAGCTTGACCACGAATGTAACGGTATCAAATCCGGTCATGTCTACTTCAGTGCCGTTACGATCGGCCGTGCCGCTCGCATAGTCGAGCGCGGTCATAATCTTGGCGTCTTCATGCAACAAGAAACTCATTGACGTTCCTCCCTTTCACTGGTCGTAGAATAGTTGATAGGTGCCGCGCGTCCAACGACGATGCGGCCCGCCGCTCTTGTCCTTTGTGAGATCAATTCCGGTTAATCGAAAGTCGTCGTGTGTGACAGCCACGTTCGCCGTAGCGCCCATGTCGCCCCGAAAACCTTGCATGGGGGCCGTGCGGATTGTCTCGGCCAGCGAATCGGCCGCTGCGCGGCTCCCGGCATAGGCGTAAATATGAAAGATGCTCTCGGCCAGGCCGGCCGCACCGGTCAGGATCTCCATTGATTGGCCGCCCACTTCTTGCAGTACGATGAAAGGTAAGGCCGCGCGGTCGCGGGGTACATCGTTAAAGATCCGCGCGGCCGCACCGGCGCCCACTAGCGTGGTGACCGCGCCGATGGAGGCCAGGTACGTTTCGAGATCGACGCATATATCAGCCACTGCGGATGGCCCTTAGATCGGCGTGCATGACTTGTTTTTGCTGTTCGAGCGTGCTGGCCGCCGCGCCGTACAAGAAGGCACTCTTCTTGAGGATAGTGCCGGTCGGCTCGCCGTGGCTATGGTGCCGAACGTCTATTAGGCCGCCGCTGTAGGCGCCTTCGACCAACAGGCCGTGTTGGCCGCCCTGGCGCTTGGGGCCCACTAGGCCATAGATTGTGCGCCCTTGTTTAACGACAGTCGTCAATGTATCGCGAAGCGCGATCAAATCAGGATCGTCGCCCGGATAACCTGGTTGGGGAACCAGTACTCTGGCCCGTTTCTCCACGAGCCGTCCGACCTTCTTCGTGGCCTTGCGGATCGCGGCTTGTTGCCGGCGGATCAAATCCAATTCCGGCGTGGCCTGATTGTTAATCGCGCTGACCGCTATTCGGCTCATGATGCCAACTCCGTACAGTAAACTTCCGTTATCGCCGGTCGGCCGTCATCGTAGGGCAGGTGCCGCACCCATTCCACATTCATTGAGATCCCCACCCATTCCGCCGGGCCGCAATCAATTGTTAGGCGATCAGTGGGCGCCACAACTCGCGTCCGCATCTCCACCACAAAGTTGACCGTGGTTTCCAGTTGCCGGCCCCGATACGTTTCTTGGCCTGAGGTGGCTACGATCTTACACGGTATCCAAGTGACGCTATCGCCGTAGGTCGGCTCATCGTCGCCGGCCGGGCCTTGCTCCGTCTGTAGAGTAACTCGATGTAAAAACCGGCCGCTCATGCAAAGTGCCGCGCGAATTCGTCGGCCGCCGAATACCGCTCGGCGATCGATTCGACCGCAAGTGGAACCGTATTTAAGGCCTGGGCGGTGGTTGCGGATCGATGTTCATAAAAGTGTGCCGACAGCATCAGAACCGCTTGTTTCAAGAGCACGGGCGGCGTGGTGTAACCCGTGGCGTATTGAATCACGATCCCGTCTGCAATGAGACGATACGCCGGCCAGGCCTGGCCATAGGCCAGCGTGATTCGGCCAGGCTCCCGGGCAATTCCTACGTCGTAAAGGCTGCCGGCGGCGGTCGTCACAGCCCCATCGGGGTCAACGTACACGATTGAAGTGACGCTTAGAAGCGGTACGCGCGGTAGCAGAAAGCCGCTATTGGCGGTCGGGAATCGAGAGACCTTCAGCGTGCATGATTGCGTATATAGCGACCTATTCGTCCTGGCCACCAGCCAATCCTCAGCGGCCAGTATGAACCGCTGCAGCTCGGCCGTCTCGGCCGCCGGCAATGATACGCCGGCGGGTATCCCCACCTGCAGTTTGAGGTCGTCCTCGTCTGCAATGCGTGTAGCCGCAGCGCCGGCGCTGAAGCTATAGCCGTCATATCGATCGAAACTTGACATAATAAATGCCCGCCGCCGGAACAACTTGCCCAGCCGAACCGGCGGCGAGCGGACCCCGGCAGTTGTTAGTGCTGCAGCACGGCGAAAGCGCTGTCTTGGATTGAGTTGGCATCAGTCCGCTGAAACGCGATAAAACCGGTTTGGTCTAGATCGCGATAGCGTTCTTCCAGGCGGTGCAGTCTCATGGATCCCATATCGCGTACCACGTATTTATTGAAGTCGCCGAATAGTAGTGATTCGTGACCACTCGCGATGGTGCCACTATCCATGTGGTTGTTGATGGACAGCGGGTAGTTGTACAAGCGGTCGGGTACGCCGGCTTGTAGACCATTGACCCATAGGTAGTCGTCGGAGTTTTTTAACTTCCTTAAAGAAGCTACTCTGTCGTCATGGCACATGAATCCGACCGCCTTTCCAGTTTGCCGGTAGGCCACGTCGATCGAGTGCGCCAGGTCGATAACTTCATCCGCGCCGATCGCGGTTGCGCTGGCCGCCGTCACGGTCGTGCCGCCCGAAAGCGCTTTGGTGATCAGTCCGTAAGGCTGAACACTGCCGCTGCCTGTCGTCATGTGGGCGCCTTGCGCCCGGCCGATCCGTTCGCCTAGCATGTCGCCGATGAGCGTGGCCAGTTGGAAGGCGGAATCCTCAAGAAGCTCTTGTGGTACTAATACCGGCTTTGAAGAATACTTAAAGCCCCGCAGGATCACGGCCCCAAAGGTCGGCTCAGTACTCGACCCGATCGAGGTATTTTCAGAGATTATTTCGCCGGAATTACTGGTGTCGTCGACCGTGGGATATGGGTAGTCGCCAACGCCGTCGGTGCGGATAACCATTGCCTGACCGCGTGGCCCGCCGAAGGCCAACAGCGTGTTTTCCAGCGAACCCGAAAACCCCTCGGGTATGGTGTACTGGCCCGCCGCGCCCGTGATCGCCGACAGGGCCCGCTGTTCAGGCTTCCCGCCGTGGGTGACCCATAATGCACGGGCCCGCATCTGTGCGCCGCTACACCAGGCCGGCGGGCTGACGTGGTAGGCCAGTCGGGAGAGTGGGACCTCTAATGTCTTGCGGTTCAGGTCTACGCCAAGAATGCGGCAGGCATCGCGGTGTTCTTGCCGCAGGTCAAGGTCATTCGCCCTTAATAGGAAGGCCTGCATCACCAGGGCGGCCCGTTCCTCTGCAGCGCCGGCTTGGGCTTCCGGCTCAGCTCGCTGGCGCTCTTGATGATCCAGGCCCACCTTACGGTCTGAGCGTTCAATCTTGTCCTGGGCCTCGATGGCCTTCAATCGGCCGGCCACCTGCCGCGATTGTTCTTCGGCCTCGATGGCCGCTTCCAGCTCTGTCATTGTGACATCGTAGTCACTATTGAGTAGCACCCAATTATCGCGCTGCTCTTGATCCCACTCATCTTGCCGTCCGGCCATCTCGCGAATCTTGGCGGCCTGGTCGTTCCTTTTTTCTTGCAGGGTATCGGTAGCAGCGCTCATTTCGTGATCCTTTCACGCAATTGGTGTTCCTGCAGCTCCAGCAGACGCAGGCGAATTTGTATGTGCTGTTCATGCAGCGCGAGTGCGCGCGCTTCGGCGGTGGTCCCTTTGTACGCCGGCTCAGCAACGGGGCCCACGTCTAATAGCCGCACCGAATCCAGACTACGAACCACCCGGGCACCGTCGGTGCTCATCGATGTTTTGAGCGGCAAAAACGAAAAGCTGCTGCCCCGTAGGTCGCCCCGCTTAATTTTCGGTACGATCCGTTGGTGGTCTATGTCATCGGCGTCGATCTCGATCGTGTAGCGCAGTCCGATGTCGTCGACCTCCAGTGAGACAGTGCCGTTGCTTGTGCGACCTAGTAGCGCGTGCCGGTCGTGGTTGTAATACGCCGGAACATCATCCGGAAGATCTTCGAAGGCGGCCCGGCTGACGCGCTCGACCAGGTTATTGGCGAGTGGGTATTCCGTTGTCTGGCGCCCATCAAAGAATACTGCGGCATAGCCGCTTATTTGGCTGAGCCGGCCGCCGCTGCGCAGGCTGAAGAAGAGCGCGCGGTCAGTGTGGTGGCGCTGCTCTTCCATGCTAACCTAGCTCTGGTTCAGTGGAGGTATTTGGATTGCGAAATACTTCTCCGCCGGGGTAGGGCGGGCCCATCTTCAGCCGCTTGCGTGACTCATTGGGGTTGCTTATCAGTTTCTCGATGGCCAGACCTTCGGTCTGCACTTGTTCGGCGCGGCTCATCCGCAACAATTGTGATGTGTCGTAACGGAAGGCGAGTTCATCTTGCTCATTTTGCTCCAGCAACTTGATGTCGCATTGCAGCTCAATCTGACGCAGAAACCGCGCAAGCGTGTTTTCGAGATAATCACGATTATCTTCGCTCTTGCTGTTGTAACTACGGCCATCGGAAAGGTTTAGCTTACTGGCCGGCAAATTGAGCAAACGGGCCACGTCCCGCGCGCTGCGCTCTTGAGTCTCGACTAGCTGCGATTCCTCCGGGCTACGTTGTGACTCCCGGAATTCCGCGCCGTCGCGGAGTGGAACAACCTTAAATGCCTCGTTTCCGTAGGCCTGCACAAAGTCCTCAGCAACCGTATCCTTAGCCGGCTTGGGCATGCCGGCCGGTAGCATCAGAATCCCGCCCACACGGCCACCATGTTTGAAGAACGTCGAGGAAAACCGCTGCGAGCCGAGTGCCACGCCCAACACCTGGCGCGCTGCGCGGTAGGTGGGTCGTACATCGAGATCGCCGTGGCCCATCCACTCTAAGTAGAGACAATCCCTGGCGGGCACTACGTTGGGGACCGTGCGCCGCTCGATCATCACCACGTTGCCGGCCGGGTCGACGCCTGGTTCTAAGATGGCGCTGTTCATTTTCAGAAGCCGTACAGGCTGGCCAAGCAGGTTGCGGATGATCTCAACCGCTGCTCGACCATGCTGCAGCAGGTCCAGCATTACGCGCGACCAGAATTGGTCGGCCGCAAAAAACTCATTGGGCTGAAAGCCGACCAGACTGGCGCGGCTATCTTCGGCGCGGCGAAGCGGTTCATCATCCTCCTGCCTGACGAGCTGCAGCGGCAGTCGGCCCACGTCGCCGCTTATTATCGATAGCCCTTGCCACCAGGCGGCGCATTCGACCGCCGTTTCTGTGGTGATCGTCTCGCCAGAAATAGACTCAAAGGCCGTGCCGAAGATGTCTTGCCAGGCCTTGGCATCCAGAGGGATGTTAGGATTCTCGACCGATCGTTGGCGGCGCCTCAGCCAGGTAGGCAAACGCAATGGCATTACAGGAATTCCAGGCGGTTTGATTCATAATACCACCCCGGGGCAATGGCGTTGTGCTGTAGTGCCAGCCGCATCGCCATCAGGGCACTAACGATACCGTCAATCTTTTGGTTTGTGCCGCGCCGATCAGGCTGCCGAAGGCCAGATGGCTGTATCTTAACCTGTAGGTTCTTGGCCTGCCAAGCAAGTAGCGGCTCGCCGCCGTGATAAATCGCAGCGGCGATCACCAATTGTCGTAGGCGGATGATGGCTTCGTTGTAGTTTCTGCCGGACTGGATTATTGGTTCAAGCGCAATGCCGGCCTCGTTTTCCAGCATCGCTGCTGTTTCTGTCGCCCAAGATGGGTCGTATCCCCATTTATCGATCCAGTTTGTTTCGGCTAGCTCGGCGATCTTGGCGCGCACAGATGCGAAGTCTACTTGATTACCGTCGCATATCGTCAGCTGCGGCGAATCCACCAGACGCTTGAATTCATCCGAACACAGGGCATCGGATCTTTCTTCAGTGGTCCAGGCCCACGCGCGAAGCGCATAGCCGGCCCCGCTGGGCTGCAGTAACGCGACAGCCGCGAAGTCGTCTGTGCGGCCCAAGTCAAACGCGCCATAACCAACGCCTTCAGGTTGGGGATCTTGCCAGTGGTCGGACAGTTCCCACTCGCCCGGCTGGAACAGGTGCTCAGTCGAGCGGACTAACTGGTTGCAATGATAGCGCCGATACTGGTTTTCGAGTAGCTTGTCTGTTTTGGCCTGCGTGGCCATACGGTCCAGGTACTCGATCTGAACCGGGCTGTCAGGTTCAGCCAACATCGGATTAGACTTGGTCAGGTTGGCCAAGTCGAAAATATCGTCGTCGCGGTCAACTTCAGCTACGAAAGCAAAAAAAGCGGGGTCGTCAACCAGCCCCTCTAAAACCTTGCGCGCGTGTTCGTATTGCGCAAGGTAGATTTCACTCAGGTCGTCGCCGTGTGTGGTGATCGATAGCGCCAGCGGTTGTCGCCGTTTCCCCATACCGGTTAAAAGCTTGTCGTAGGAATCGCGGTAGTGCGCGCGCCAGGCGTGCACTTCATCCAGAATCAACAGGTGGGGGATCAGGCCATCCTGGTTGCGATCAGACGAGAGCGGGTTAAGTGTGCACCCATCCCCGCCCCGGATCTCACTGCGTAGAGTTTTAAGGCAAGCTGATAGTGGTCCTGACTCCACAAACCTGCGGCACTCATCAAAGACCAGGCGTGCCTGTTCGCGTTTAGTCGCGGCTGTGTATCCCGTGGCGCGCGGCTCGTCGTCGAAGAATGTCAGGTACAGCGCCAAACCAGCAGCAAACGGGGACTTGCCGTTTCCCCGACCCAGGTCAATCAGCGCTTCGCGCACTTTGCGGCGGCCGTCGGGCAGTCGCCACCCGACCAGATTAGCCACGATGAAGGCCTGGAACGGGCGCAATGCGAATGCCTGGCCGGCATATTTGCCCGTTGTGTGCCGCAGGAAGTCGGAGAAGAACGAGACCAGGCGGTCGGCCTGGCCCCAATCCATATCAAAGCGGTCTAGATCGGCATGCCACCGCTCGATTGCTTGTAATTGTTTAACGCCGGCCAAGACTCGACCGGATGCCACGCCTTTGAGATATCGATTTACCAGTGCGTGGCAGATGCCGGGGTCTACGACCACCTCAGGCAGCGGCGATTCGTAATGCGTTACCACAGTCTACCACTATCCTCCAGAAGTGCCTCAGCTCCTTATCCTACCCCGTCTACTTTATGCCTGCGGTGGTGGGCAATGGTCACTAGTAGCCTGGGCCGCGGCGAAAAATGCCCGCCCCCCATGCCGATCGGCGTGGCAGGATTCGCACAGCGGCAGCAGATTATCAAACTCCAGCCGCTTTGATCTGTCCAGATCGATCGGCACAATATGATGCAGCTCGGCCGCTGCCTGCGCTCGGCCTTTCGTCAGGCAGTCTTGGCACATCCAATGGAAGTGACTCATCACTTCTTGTCGGACTCGACGCCAATCTGATCCGTACCCACGTTCGTTAGTGGTGCCGACGGGCCGGCGGCAGGGGGCCGCATTGTCACCGCGCCGGCCAAGCTGATGGGATCGAGGCCTGGCCCAGGGCATTAGTATATGACCGTAGTCAGAGCTGGGCCGCTGCTGCCCGATAAGGTTGCGCGCACCTGGCAAGGCGGCAGCTCGAACGTACCGCCGCCGTTCGCCGTGACGGTGCTGGCGCTGCTGATGGCTGTCGTGCCATCGAACGTGTACTCTAGATCCATCGAGCCGCTGCCGAACGTGCCATAGACCAACATCCACCCACGGCCGCCCCCGTGTTCGGTCCACGGGCCTGATGCGTCCACGCTAAAAGTAGTCTTCTGGGCCATGATGGTGGTGCCTACGGAAGTGCTCTTGGTAGTGTCTGCTGCCACGCAATACGTCTGGCGGCAATGTCCCCATTCGTTAATGTATCATCGTCTTCGCCGCACAAGATAGCAGCGCTGGCCGCCGTGACACCCTTCGCGACCAGCAGGCCTTTGGCGCGTGCGCGTTGTTCGTCGGACGGCATTTCGCTGCTGCGGCGGCGGCTTGCTTTCTTTGCCATGTCAGAGTCAGACCTCCTGCGACCATAGTACATCATATGTATTATCGGTATCGATCGCCGCCAGGACATCCTCTTCCAGCTCGGCCAGGATCGTATATTCGTTTGGCGTTGGGGGCAGGTCGGCCGCTGACTGGCCAGTGATATCTTGCCATGTGGTGATCGCGTATTCGTCGTCCAGTAGCGGATGGTTTGTAGGGCGTGGCGAATTATCGTCATTCGCTGCGACCCAAGGCGTGACAATCGCTGCGCGAAAAATCATGATCACATCCAGCTAGGCGTTGTTGGTTTACGTGGCCAGATAGCGAAATTATTTACAGCCGGCACACTGCTGCCTAGTCGTATGCCGTGACAAGTTGCAGTTTTGTAGGCTGACGCCAAGCCGTAGGTCAGCCTGTTTCCGCCATCGACAAAAAACGTAATGTCATCGTCGTCAGCGACCGCCAACAATGTCATGGCACCCGAGGCGATTCCAGGTGCGCCACTCGCGCGAGTCGTGGCTGTTCCAGACAAGTATTCGCG